TTTGACGTGGTTGATATCTTCTTGTCTGACCTAACTGTAATTTGCCTAATGTTACGTTGCTGTCATCATCACTAAGTGTAAAATCATCACCTGTAATTTTTAAGTATGTAAAATATCCAACATTTGCTGTATTACTACTAACGTTGCTTACTGCAATATTAGTAATTACACTTGCTGTAATATTAGAGTTCATATCTGCATTTGTATTAATAAGTGTGGCAACATTGGCAAGATCTGTAATACTACCTAAATTATATGTTGCCGCATCAGTACCTGCACTATAATTTCCAAAATGGTCTGTTACAGTTAAATTTCCTAGTCCTGAAATGTTTGCTACATTACTGCTTACAAGTAAACTAGAATTAGATCCACTATACTCTTTTACTGTAACATAATTTGTTGATAATGCGTCTACTCTTACAAACGTCTGCGTTGTATCATTTGTTGAAATATTTGCTGTTTCAATTGTTAAGCCTGTACCTGCTACATATCCTGTTCCTGCATTTGTTACTGCTATAGAACTAATTTCCCCATTACTATTTAGACTTGGTTGAACTGTTGCAACATTACTTCCTGTTGTAGGATTGTTTATTGTAATAGTTGGTACATCAAAATATTTGTGTTTTGCGTCAACAATACTGACACTTGATACTGTACCTGTTGTATCTTGTGGGAAAGCAAGTGTAATTAATTGTGGATCTTGTACGACATTTGCACGAGCAATATTTAGTTCTATGCTCTGATCATTTGCAACATCACCAAAGTCACCAACTTTTATACACCATTCATCGTAAACATTCATGTCACCCTGGACAATTTTACTACTTCTTGCAATTCTGCTTAAACTTGAGCCTGTACCTTTATTTTGAATCATACCTTTGTAGAATTCAAACTGGTTATCATCTGTAATATCTAATTCGTTTAAGTATGATCTTTCTTCATAACCATAAATTCTTCTACTTGCTTCATATACATCTCGCTCAACTGGTACATATCCTATTTCACTATATCTACCCATTGTTTGTGCAAGATTATCCAAGTTAGGAATTAACTCGTCCCCACTTACTATAAATCCTTGTGTACTTAATTTACCGTCCCAATTTACAGTTCTTGTTGCCTTTAATTTTATTCTGTTTTGTCTCTGATTTATTACAGGATCAAATATTGTATCTGCAAAGTCAGTTACATTGTCTATGACCATTGCATGTTCTATTTCTTTACTGTATAAAACTATACCATAAATTTCAACTCCTGTAGGAGGTATTATTTCAATACTGGTATCTTCTCTAAGTATATCACACTCTGTAGGCTCTATTGCTTTACCTGTCTGATCTACTATTGAGAACATATTTCTTTCTGACCTAGAAACTTTTGCAACAAATCCACTTGGTGGAGTAAATTTAAGACTGTTTGCCAAAGGCGATAGTTCAATAGTGTTACCTACTTGCCAACTTCCTGTAGTCCAGAATAAATATTGTTTTGCCGCAAATAACCAGTCTCTGGTATCATTAATACTTACATCATAATTTGTTAAGTCGTATCCTGCTCTTGCTTGGAATCTTCCTAATGCTACTAGGAAATTAAATAAACTTTGTGCGTCAGTGTACTCTGTTTCATAATAAACACGTTCAACAATATCTGTAGATTGTTTATAATATGTTGCAGTTGCACTATTTTCTTGTGGTAGTGAACCAATAGACTGCCAAAATAATACGTTAAATGTTTCACTACTTGGTACATCGCTAGTTGCTCTATAGTATCCGCCATTGTGTATTATATATGAGTTTACTGAATAAGATACATTTGATTGCCATGTGCTGTGACTTACTGTATCACCACCAACGTTTACACTCTCTGTTGGACCAGTTAAATCTAGTTGTAGTGTTTCAAAATAACCTAGTTTTTTGTCATATCCTCTAACTTTCCAACCGTCTGTGGTTTTTTCTACTATAACACCACTATAATAGTTTCGTGTTTTGTATGCAGAGTCGTGTATATCAACAGTTATGTTTTCATCTGGTAATATTAAGTTTGTAGATGAACCTGTTGAACTATACTGATCTAAAGTCAGTCTCATTGTGTCTTTATCTACAAATCCTGCAAACCTATGTCCTAATTTTAAGTTTAGTGTTCTAAGTTTTTCTGCAAAATTTTCTGATGTATTAAGTCCCTGATAGTTGAGCCAGGAATATATAAATTGTGTATAACCTATGTTTGCAATTAAATCACCATTAGAGTCTTTATCTCCATGTATTTTAAAGTCTGTTGAATCTGTAAACTTCCATCTTTTTCTAGTCTCTGTACTAATATAACTTCTTGCATCTGCGGATGGTTTTGTAATTTTAGTTGGGTCTGAATATACTGTTGCAAATATACCAGGCTTTGCGATCAGTAATGCTTCTACAACTGCAAATGGATATTCTTCAGAATATTTCCATGCATTTTCAACTGGTGCACCATCACCTATTCTCCATGGTTCACTAATGTTGTTAGTTGTTGATTGTACTTCACTAAACTCACTTGTTATTGCATCTGTGGCCGTAGCGTCAAAGTTTGCAGTATTATTATGACTGTTTAAACTTGGAACATTATAATATTTGTTTCCGTAAATTGTATTTGCACCACCATGGTTTTTTGTTCCTCCACCTATGTGGTATGGGAACATAGGATTACCGTTATCATCTTGTGTGCATACATAAAATTTAATTGCTGTACTAGGTGAATCAGGAGTTTTACCATATCTTAAATTATATTTTCCTATACTTGCAGAGCCACCTACATATCCGTCAGTACCTTCCAATGCAGAATTGTATGTGTAGTCTTCAGTAAACTCTCCAGTATGAGCACCACCAGGTCCACTGCCTCTGGTACTGCTTCTTAATTCAAATACACTTTTTATATTTGTAATTGTATTTGTTTTTATTTCACCATTTGCATGATAAGATGTGTATCCATATGGACCATAAATTGGTATTCCATCAAATGACCATCCAACTATACCTGAGTGTGTAGTTGCGTTACCCCATACTGATGAACCAACTATGTCTGCATTGAGTGTGTGATAATACTGAATACCATTTTCATCTACATTTCCTAATGCAAATGGGCTAGTTTCGGATTCTACTCTGTTAAAGTGGTATGTTGATGCAGTACCATCAGATGCTGTCCAAGTATTTACATCTTGTACATTATAAATTGGTTGCCCGTTATTTGCTACACCTACTGCAGGGCGATTCATTGCATTATCAGATAAACTGATTGTATTTAAATTTCTTCTAGGTACAATATAACTTATTGTTTGAGCATTTGCATTTATATAACTAGCACTAGAGTCTGTTATTGTTATATTGTGGCTTACTATATTATTACTTTCCAAGTAAACATTTGAATTATCAAATTTTACATTTACACCATCTAAACTTCTAAAACTTGTTGTAACATATCCTAAACTTGTATTTGGTGTAGCATTTGTCCAAGTAGGTGTAAGTGTTGTACTTCCTGTTGTTGCAATATCATAAGGTGATTTTAATGTAGCATCTGCAGTTACAGGTAAAATATCTAATAATCCTATTCTTCTGTAAGGATTAAATTCTGTATTTTTATAAAGATCATTTGTTAAATTTTGTCTTGCACCACTTACAATTTTACCTTGCTCTATATCTGTCCACATAGGTATATTATCACTTCCATAATCTGTATATGTTGCAGTAATATATGTGGTATCCCACCAAGTAGGCTTTTCTGTAAATCCTAACATCTCCCAAGGATGTGTGTTTGGTCTTACAGTATCATAATAGTATTCAAACCAGCCTCTCCAATGTCCTGGTATATCGCTTACACCACGATAGTTCCATGTGAACTCATTTGTTAAATCATAAAAGTCATTTGCTATAGGGTCAACTGCATTCTCTTTAATCCAGTTTTGGAAATTTAAATTAAGTAAATTGTGCCAATCACTTAGATCATAATCTGTACTTCTAAAGTAACCAGGCCTAATATCTATAGCACTATAATTTCCAACACTATTGGCATTTCTAAATTCTGCTTTTGCTGAATTATACAATCTGTTTTCAAATTCTAATATAATATCGTCTCTTCTATCTCCTAGTAAAGTAGTTCTTGAACCATCATGTCCTAGTATAAGTGTTTGATCTGTTTGGAATGTACTATCAACTTCTTTTGCAGGTTGATATAATGGGTACAGTCCCATAGCACTAGGTGTAGGTGGACACTGAGCACTATCTCTTTCTGAATCATAAAATTTAAATGTTAAAACATCACCTGTGTTAAAATCTGCACTATTTAATAAACTTATAGTAATAGGATTGTAAGAGGAATATGTGTAATCTTTATCAACACATAGTAAAGTTCTCTCTGTACCTCTATCTTTATAAATTAGTAAACTGTTTTCTACTTTGTCTAAATCGTAATATGCTGTAGGTGTATAATCTACTACAGAAGTATCTGTTATTGTAATACTTTCTTCATAATAATTGTCACCAAACGGCAGTAAGTAAGACTGATTAAATACCTTTCTTCCTACACTAAATGAAATTACGTTTCTTAAAACTTTTTCTAAAATAAATTCATTTGTTAAATTTTCTACATCAAACTGATTAAAATAATTTTCTAGTTCTCTTAAAAATCTTTTCTTATATTTAGAGTATTCTTCTTTATTAAATCTAAGTGAGTCAACAAGGTTGTGAGGTTTGTCGTCTAACAAGTAAACACCCAACATTGTATCTTGAGTTGTCTCAACTATGTCTGTTGCATATTGCAGTTCTTTATCTGTGCTAGTAAAGTTGTTTACTGATAAAACATTACCTGTAAATCCTTTCTGTAACCTCATATAGTTTGTAAAATGCTCTAAGTATTCAGGCTCAGATATTGTTGATTTTTCATCATTGAGAGGATTTGACCTCCAACTTAGTGGTAAATCATATTTGCTAATACTATTTTCTGCTATCAATCCAGTAGAAGATTTTACACTTATGTCTATAAGTGTGCCTTTTACAAAATCAAAACTGTTAAAGTTTATAAATCCATTACTGTCATATGTAAAGTTTTTATTGTCTTTTCCGTCAACAGTAACAATTATATCATATCCACTGTGATTGTTTGCGTCTGCATTTGGCAAAGCACCTGCAAAATACAAAGTTTTTTCTGCATCTACATCAACAGTAGACAATTCATAATGTGTAGATATTCTTTGCTTATGCCTTTTGTTGGTGTTTTTATACAGTTTATGATATTCTGCAGTAGTTTTTAGTAGTTTGTAATAATAATATCCTTTTTGTGTTGTTGGTGTTGTAGAACCAACTGCTGTATATTCATAAGAACTTGTTAGTGCAAAATTTTCATATTCTATTTCACTTGCACTCTTAAATGCTTTAAATGTTAATGGGAAGCCGTACTCTGTATCATTTATTCCAGAGCCTATTTTGTGACCAAAAATTTTGTTTCCTGTAAAATTATTTAAAGGATATAAACTGGTATCTCCCAAGTATGTTTTATCATCTTTGTAAAGATTAAACAATGGCGGTGTTGACCTATTTGGCTTAGTTTGTGCTAATTTAAGTTCTGAGCCATCAAAATAATATTCCGTACCTATATGATTTACACCTCGATGAATACTTACAACATCTCCTGTAGTAAATGTATCTACAATACTGAATGATAATGTTGATCCTGATGTGGTTATTTCATAAATATTTTTACTAATTGAACCTTCTTCATTAGGGAAAATACATTTGTATTTTGGCGTAACATTTCCTGCAGGTAGTTCTGTGCCATCTATAAGTTGATTAGGATCTAAGTTTCCTGCCTGAGTAAAGGTTAAATCAGTTAATGCTAGATCTACATTACCTTTAGATGTCACACCATGGTTGTATAGTTCCAAGTCTGCATCATATTCCAATATGGCTCTTAATGCTCTTTTGTTTTGATTAGGTATTCTGTCCTCGGCATCTAAATAGTTGTCTTTGTGCCACCAAAAATTATTCCTACTCCAAATATTTTTATTTGCTGAGCCCCTACCAAGTGTTATATAATCTTTTCCAGTAGTATATGAGTATGGTGCTGATCTACAATCAGACATGTCTATAAGTTTTATACTGCTTCCTACACCTGTAACTACATAATTTATGTCTTTAGTAATAGTTGAGGATATTACATAATTACCACTAAACTTAACCACCATTCCATTCCTGAATGCTTTACCACCAGCAGGTGTAAAAGTTTTCTTATTAGTAATATCTCTTTCTACATCTATATAGTTTGTTACATTACCTGTAAGTGTAATTGCTGTAGGACCCGCCTCATGTGTAATTTTACCTCCTGATGTCCAAGTTGTAAAATTAGAACTGTCTAATGGAGTCCTTAAATCTTTATCTGTAAATAGTTTAAATGTTCTAGAAGTAACTTTTTCTACATAGTAAGTTTGGTTATTGACTTCTGTCATACCACTTACGCCTGTAATAGTTACTTTATCGCCTGAATAAAAATTATGATCCTGATTTGTTGTAACTAATGCACTTGTACTTTGTGTAATATCAGCAGTAAATGTATAGGCGTCTATAGATGCATCTTTTACAAAACTTGCACTAGATGTAAAATCTCTGTTTGCAATATAATAATCAGTACCATTTTTAATAACTTGATTTACTTTAAAATCTGTATTTGCACTCCAAGTTACCACAGTATGACAATTTGCAGTAGTTTCTGGATCGAAATAATATTCCTGGAAATTTATAAATTTATCAATATCTACAGGAGGCATATATGCCTGGAAATCTGTTGAAAATATTTTGTCTTGATTTATTGTATTTGCACCATATATTTTTAGTGTGTTTATATACTCATCAAAAAATATAAAATCTTCACTTTTACCAGTTGTTAAGTTTAAAGTATTAACTACTGGAGACAGGCTATAGAATGTCCTGTCTATACTAGGCTCAGTAAGGTATGCTATATCAACATTATGATCAGCACTTGTTTTCTTACCTATAAATCCAGTTATTATTTCACTATTTGCTTCTGCAAAAAGTTGTTCAACAGTACTTTCAAAAAAGTTTTTTACTGCTGTAGTCTGATTTACTACTGGTAATTGTTCGTAAATTTTTGCCATGTTACCTATCAGTTCTTAATGTTTGCGAAGTAATCTTCTCAACTATTTCTATATCATTAACTGTTGCAGTACTAATGAATAGTTCATTTGGTTCTGCTTTTACTTGGAATAAATCTCCAAAATTTCCTGCTGTATTTTTAGGTAGTATTACTATACTTCCAATAGCATTACCTAAATTCCTATGTATAAAACTTGAAAGTTCAGTAAAGTAAAAAGTTTCACCAAACTGCCAATTGTTTGCATCAAAGTATTGTTTAAATAAATTTATTACACCAGATTTTAATTCATTATCACTTAAATTAGAGCCTGGTATTTTTACTATTTTAAATTTTGCCTGGAAGGCCGAATCTGCATCTGAACCAAACAATAACTTAAATTTAGCACTTTTGTAAACTATTGTATCACTTGCACTTTTAAATTCATTAAGTTTTTCAAATTCGTTTGATAATTCTTCACTTGTAGGCGATACTGGATATGCTGTACCAGGAACATTAATGTATTTTAGTATCTCTTGATAATATGTTTCTGTAAGCACGGTCATTTCTACAATATTACTAATACTTGGATCTATTCTCACGTCGTTAGGTGCTGTATGATTCCATTTGAGTATTACATTTTGTGGATCTAGAATTGCTGTATTTTGCGTACTTGCTCTACCCTCTCTTACAATGTAATCTGAACTTTCATTCAATGTTATTGTTGCTGGTGCTGTACTACTGGCCTGCATTTGATAAACTTTTTTATTTTCTGTAACATATATTACTAAACCATTATATCTAGTTTCTGTATTGTTTAGTGATTGTGCTATTGCAAGAGTATCAACAATTAAATAATCTACAGTATTCCATGCAGTTTGATTTAAATAACTGCTGGGTGATAAGAAATCTGTATCACTTAAATCTATACTAGTTTCACCTCTATAGTCTAAAAATACACCACTTACAGGTCTATCATATGTGTAGCCATCAAAGTCTGTATAGTATTCAAAAAATACTAAACTTTGTGGACTTACAAAATCGTCGTATTGTAAAGGATCATCTGGTACTAAATCTTCATTGCTGTCTATAGGTGCAACTTTAACTTTTCTAGGATCACAATATCCATCTGCTTCTTTAAATGTATCTGATATTGTCCATACAATGTCTTTATCTAATTTTTCTTTGTCGTTAAGATAAATTACTCTTAATTTATCAACACTAAAATTAGTACTACTATCTGAAGCATGTAAAAATCCTGTTGCTGTTTGTAAATTAGTATATGTTAGTGTACCAGTTTGTGCAACTGCATTTGCATTAGATAATACTAGTTTACCTGACGCACTTACATTTGCTGAAGCACCATTTACACCAAAAGAGTGACTTACACCATTAGCAAATGCTTTATAAATTTCATTTACTCCTGTGCCTGTATTTTCTCCTCTGTAAACTATATTTCCTGTGCTATCAAAAAGGTTATATCCGAAAGTAGTATTGTCAAAGTTTATAACTATATTTGCAGGAAAGTGTTCTACCCTACCACTAATATTAGCAATAGTTACATTAGTTCTTTCTGCAAAGACTGTGTTATCTTCAAAAAATGTATTTAAGTTTACTGTTGCTTCGTCAACAAATCTATTGTTTGATATAACATTTGCATAAGAATCACCACCTCTTAATAATCCAAAGTTACTTTGCCATTCTGCATCTATATCATACCAATAGTAATTTCTGCTTCTTAATGGTATATTTGGTAATGTAGATAATGGAGTATATCTCTGTCCTGTTTCTTGGCTTTCCCATGCTTCTCCTAAATTGTCATTATCATTATCATACCATTTAAATACTTCTGTTACACCTGGTTTTGTGTTTAATGTGTTCAATGTGATTGAATCTCTAACTGCTTTAGTAGTGTTATCTGTGATTTTAACACTTTTAACATTGTAAAACTTTAAGTTTTCTTTACTTTGTATAACATAATCCAATCCTCTTACACTTACGTTATAACTGTATGAGCTTGTTGTAATAGCATTAAATTGAAAATGGATCAAATAACTAGCATCTTGATTAGTATTTGATGTATCTTTTGCATTTGCATAACTAAAATCTGGTAATACACCATTTGTTGGTAATGCTAAGTCTTGATTTTGCACAATGTAATACGAGTCTAATGATGGATCATATCCAATACCAAAGTTTCTTTTATTGTTGATTTCGTTAATAATTGCGTCTTGCTCTGTAGCAGTAAATGTTTTTCTTAATGTTGCAATTATTTCATTTGCCTTCCAACCGTTAGTAACAGTACTACTAATTGTGAGTGGTCCAGTTGATGTACTTAATCCACTTGATAACTGACCATTGTTGTCTATTTTGGTAAGTCTTACCCATTTGTAATCTGATATATTGTTAGGGTCAACAAATTTAACAAAGTTATTTTCTTTAAACATTGATGTATCTGCTGTATTATTAATTAATACACTTGTGGTTGTTACGCCACTAATAAGAGATGTTTCTGTTAGATACCCTGTTGTATTAGTTGTTTTAACAGGTAAAGTCGCCCAATTAATTGTTCTGCCACTAGTATCAAACGTAGCAGGGGTTGTAGCAATTACACTTTTTCTAAATGTATTATATATAAAATTGTTTAAATTTTGTTTCTTTAAATACAGTGGTAGTACACTATTAACAACTTCTGTTGCTGTATTGTTTTCGTTAATTGTAAATTTTTCTGAGCTGTTGCTTATGTCAGCATATATTACTCCATCCTCTGCATATGATTCTATGCTCTGGAAAGTTCCTGTAGGATCTGTAATGTCAATATATCTACTATGGCCAGCATGTGTTCTGTTAGTAGCCTTTAATTTGTTAATGTTTGTAGATTGGCTACTAGGAAAAACCTGATAGTCTTGAGCACTTACCATTCTGTTTTGCGTATAGAATGTTTGTGGTGCACTTGCTTTTACATTTACTAATGACTCTGCTGGTAAACTGTTATTAACAGCAGATCTTAAACCAAAACTTAATGTTAAGTTATGTACTTCTCCAGCACCATTTTCGTATGGAATTACTACACTTAAATTTGTAGCATCATCTGGTTGTATTGTATATGTTTCTGCATCACTTTGTCTGTACCATATTCTAAAAATACCATTAGGTATATTACCAAAGTTACCATCTGGGAATCTAATTCTTATACCATCGTTATTAAGATTTTCACATGAGTACATGTTTCTTGAACCTAACTGTAAATTATTGTAATTTAGTGTTTGGCCTACTGTATTAGGTATTTTTGTCCACTGATTTAATACAGTTCCGCCTGTTGTTATTTCCTGTACAAAAACATCTGTTTCATTTATGTTTTGCACATTTATATCTTGTACCCTGCTTACAACTGAAGTTGTAAAATCAAAGTCTTGGAACTGTAATGTACCTTGTTTAAATAAAAGGAAAAATCCTGTATTATTACTTGCAATACCCTGTCCATCGTTTCTGTAAAATAATCCAAATTCATTTACTGGGTCAGGAGTTGTTTCAAAGAAGAATTTACCGTCCTCAAAATCACCATTTACAATTTCACATTGTCTGTTTATACCGTTAGCATTTATATTAAATGAGTGTGCAATAGGATTTCCTATAACACTATTAATTAAATATTTTTCTGTATTAATATTTGCAATTTTTCCTGACTTTACTGGTGCAGTAAATCTGTTTGTACTGCTCATTGCAGAATTTAATATTGTAATGAACTGCTCGTAACTGTCAGGGTTATTAGCATCGTCCCAAAATACTTTCTGGTTTGCTAACTGATTTCCCTGGCTGTCTACTAAAGCCTCTGTTGTAGTTACTGCAGACAGTTTCATAAGTCCACTTGCAGGAATATTTCTTTTAGGATTGTAACCTAACATCCTTGCTAGTTTAAATACTGAGTCTCTTCTTTCTGCTGTTTCCAGGAAATTTTCTCTTGTATTAACATCCATTCTAAATGCAATACTTGTACTTAAAAATGCAAGTAATTCTAATATTGCAATAAATTCTGAACTTTCTGTATAGTCATTAAAGTTTTCAGGGAAATTTGTTCTTATATATTCAACTAGTGCTGTTCTTATTGAATCGAAATCGTATGCCTGGAAATCAACCTGACTAAAAATTTTATATGCTATTTTCCAGTCTTCCGCCGCAAATAAATTATTTTGTCTATTACTAACTGCCATTATGTACCATCCGTATTACTTGTGACATATTCTAAAAACAATGTATCTTCACTTCCAAGCAGTTTATATTTAATTTTTACTTCTACTTGTATTGTGTGGTCTAACACCAATAAATTTGTTTCCTGGAACTCTACTCTTGGGTCACTATCTACAATTCTTTTTACATCTTCTTCTATAATATTTTGTGTATCAGGATCTTGTGGTTCCATTAGGTAATCCCATATTACACTTCCAAATGTGGGTCTCATTACTCTCTCACCTATTCTGGTGTAAAAATGATTAAGTAAATCTCTTTTAACAAGTTCTGCATCAGTCAGAGTATAAGGTGCTCTAACTTTATCAACTGTACTAAATCCTTTAAATAATGTTGCCATGCAAGTATTTATCATATTCATTATAACAAGTTTTAATTAATAGTTGACAAAATGAAAATATAGTGTATTATGTGTATATGAATAAAGTGATCTATTTACATGGTGCTAATGCAAGTCCAGAAAACTTTAATTATTACACTTTGAAGTTGCCTGAACACCAGTTTTTCTCTCCAAAATACGATATGGAAGATGATCCTTTTGATATTGTAGAGATTTTACGCATCAGAAAAGAAAGGGAGTTTGGCAAAGAGCCTGTAGTACTTGTAGGACACAGTTTTGGCGGATTAATAGCAAGTTGGTATGCTAGTGTATATCCTAGGAGAGTAAAACACTTAGTAACAATAGCATCACCATGGGAAGGAACACCTGTAGCAAGAATATTTGGTATGCTTTGGAAGGACAAAGTATTTCAAAACACTAAGCCAGGTGCTGAAGTGCTGTCTTTATTGCAGGAAAAAAACTTTAATGGTAAACATACCAATATTATTTGTACCAGAGGGTCTAATCCTGTGGCAGGACTAGGAGGAAAAGCAAATGACGGAATGATATCTTGTGATAGTCAAGGTGCAACTCCTCCTGGATTTAAAAACACACAAAATGTTTATATAGAAGCAGGTCACAGCGAAATTTTGTTAAATAATGATGTTACAGACATGTTACAAGAAATAATTTTTGAGGAGCAAAAAAATGGCTAATGTATCTACATTAAATAATACTCTTGAAGAAGAATTAAGAGTCATGCTAGTAGAAAAAAATAATGAAAACCAAAGTTTAAGAAATCATATTGAACTTTTGGAAAAAGCAGTAGCAGAAGAACAGGAGCAAAAATATAGATTACTTGTTGAAAATGCAGACCTTAAAAAAGAAATTAGGCTCTTAGGTTCTTAAAAATTTGTATTTGTATCAGGCTTCGGTACAAACTTATGACCTGATAAGCCATCTCCACCTCTTACTGGAGGTTGTACTTTATATCCCAATTCAATAAATTTCTTTTCTTTAGCAGATCTTAGTAATGCCCTTAATTGCCTAAATGATAAATTACCTGCCTGATTAACACCCATTTCCATAGGAGTTAATCCAAGCCAATCTGGAGTTGTAAATATTTCTATTTCATATTCTCTTCGCTGTATATAATCTTGTCTTACCTGAGTTACACTATCAGCACCTACTTTACCAGTTCTCCATCTCCTCATATATTTGGGGACATCTGCATAGTTGCCTTTGTTTAATTCTATCAGCAGTTCACTACCTGCAAAATTATTAATTCCAATATGGTTAGCAAAACTTGTTAAGCCTATTAATTGGTTATCACTTAAATCCACAGTGATTAATTGTGATATATCCCTGTGAGTTTTCTTTAAATCACTTCTTAGTGCCATTTGTGTTCCAATAGGACCTATACCATTAGAAATATCTACAATTTTATGACCTGTTTTTCTATCAGTAAAAATTAAACTAGGCCCATCAACTGCAAGATCTATTCCTTTTTTACTAAGTTCTTGTTTCACTTCTGCATAGTTATTTGAGTTTATACCCATTGAACCCATAGCCTGACCTGTTTGCTCGTCAAACATTGTTAAACCATCTTTTAGTTTATCTGCTTTTGTTTTTAAATCACCATATTGGTCATATAATCCACTAGCCTTGTTTTTTAAATCTGTAACAGTTTTGACTGCATCTGTAATTTTGCCTTTTAATTCTCCGATATCAAAACCATCTAAATCTATAGGCAAGTCTAATCCATCTAAACTGAATTGGCCCAATTGTGCTTCTAATTCTCTTAATTCTTTAGCATAGCCAATTATTTTGTCTCCAAGAGCATTACCTGTAGGGAATCTAAATGCAGGAATGGCTATGCCTAATGCCGCAATAACACCTTCCATACTGTTTAAACTCATTAAATCTTTCAAACTGCCTGGTAGGAAATTGTTTAAGCCGGGTATGCCTTCAAAATTAGGCATCATGTCTGTTAATTTTCCTACTGCTCCACTTACTGCATCACCGGCCGCATCCATGGCACCACCTATAGCACCTTTAATTTCAGATGCTTTACCCAAAGCACCAGAAGCCGCATCTTTAAACCCGTTACCTAATTCAGTACCACCTTCTGGTGTGTTTTTATCTGCAGGATCTTCATCGCCTGGACTTGTTTGTCCTGGTAGCACTTCTGCATCTGCACTTGCGTCTTCTTCCATGGAAGATTTGTCTTCTGATGTAGGATCAAATTGAGCATGTCCATCGTATGGCTCTGCTGTTATTAATGTGCCTACAATAGTGGAAATTTTATCTCTGCCTCCAGGTCTAATACCACCACTTGTAAGAGCAACATCTCCTTCTTTATCGTATTCTGGTGGATCACTAGGTTGATCCTCTTGCTCTACACCATCTAATGGCGGAGCAGAAACTTTTAAAACATCTAAGCCTGGTAATACTACACCAGGGCCAGTGTTTAATCTAATCATAGCACCTGCTATACCTACATCTGCTCCTGCATTTAGTCCTATGGCGGCTGGAGTATTAACTGCAACAATACCTGCTTTAGCACTAATATCTATACCCATTGTGGTTGCTGATATAGATGTTGCTGTACCACTTTGTGTTTTTAACATGTTACCACTGTTGATATCAATGTCTCCGCCTATTGCAGATAGTTGAGCATTTCTGGTTGCTAACATTCCCATATCTCCGGCCGCATGGAAATTTATATTTCCTCCTGTGCCTAATGGTGGTAATCCTAGTTTACCTAATTTGCTACCTAAATAATCACCAGCAACATTATCTCCTGCGGCCTTCATTCTGATATTATGTCCTGCTTCTATATTGATGCTGTAATCTGCTCTTAAATTAAAGTTTTTCTTTGCCCTTAAATTTATATCTCCTTCACCAAAAACATTTATATTGCCGTTAAAGTCCATTTCAATCCAGCCTTTGCCGTCTTTGTTTATAGCATATATTGTGCCTGTGGCATCATCTAATAATATTTGTTGTCCTTTACCACTTCTTATTCTAATTGCGGCTGACTTAGGCTCATCGTCCATTATAAACTGATGTCCTGCTTGTACTGGTGTTATACCATCTTTACCTCTGGCACCTTTGGTAAGAATACCTGTAACCATACTAGGAGTTTCTCTTCTAGCACCAGCATCACCAATACCTCTGATATTGTCATTTATTAATCCTTGCTTTACAATAGGCTCTGCTATGTGATGATGAATAGGCCTTAATATGTTAATGTGCCCGTCTTGTTCAGAGTATTTGTTTTTTTCTGCTACTGGTGTTAAAAAATTTCCTCCCTGGAAACTTTTACCGTGAGGTATGCCAGGTAGCATGTGATTAAATTGTGGTGGTAGAACATGACTAATGACGTATCCATGTTTTCTGTTACCGTCTGCAAATGCAACCAATACCATACTGCCTATGTCGGGTGGATTAAACCACATACCATAACTTTGTTGAGTATTTTCAAATTTTTCAGTGTCGTCTGGTTTTATATTTTTTATATTTGATATACCACCAAATGGTGTAGCAAATCTAACTTTTTTAATACTTTTAACTTTTTTACCAGTTGTTCTGTGTAGGGCAGGAATTTCTACATCTATTGAGCCATCGAAAAATTCATCTTTATTATTAATAACTTTAGCCAGATAGATACCATTATCCACAAATGCTTCTTTAGTAGGGTCAGGGTCATGATAAGACGCCCCCATATTTCTTCTTGTGTGATCTCCTTTAGCCATAATTTTATTTAAATGTCACCTTTATTACGCACCTGGATCATTCCTTGGATAGTATGTCTTGGTGTATCCTGGATTTCTCCTTTGCTCTTCTTTCTTTTTCTCTTTTTCGTTCCAGTCTACCCAGGAATCATATTGTTCTTTAGTAATATCACCTGCTTCAAGTAATTCTTCTGCAGTTTTTTTACTTTTATCCATTTGTCCTTGTACGTTTGCATAATGTGGTTTTTCGTATGCACCTTTATTTCCTTCTCTATCAGCATCAGTAACAACACCGTCTTGTTTTTTCGCTGTAAATCCTTTTCTTTCTTCATCAACGTAACTGAATTGTGATAACTGTCTTTCCATATTGTTTAAACTGATAGCAGTTTCTTTAACACCCATAATGTCCATTGTGTACATACCACCATTAAATTTATGGTTTACAGTTCTCACCTGATATATGCCTGATATAAAGTATGATGTACCGTCACCTTCTTTTATCCATAATCCTGTATTATTGTCTTCGTTCTCTACATCCATATCAAAAAGTCTGGGAGAATTTAAACTAAACAGGAAGAAATTATCTTTTGTTGTTGTCAAGTAGTTATTTCCGTCCTCATCTGTTTCTTCTATTTTTTCGGCACTACTTCCAGGTGGTGTAGGTATCTCTCCTGCCTTGTGTACAGGCTTGCCTAACCACCAAGGATCTCCCCTCAGTTCCATTTCAAGTCTCATTAAGAAATCTACAGCCTGATGTTGATCATACAAATATGTAAACAGATTATTTTTTATTCCTTTTGTAGCACCAACATTTGCAAATCCTGAAAGGTATTCTGATTTAGTTCTTTGTGCTATACCATTGTTTGTTGTTTCTTCTTTGTCTTCTGCTGATGTTCTTTCTTCTTTAAATTTTTTACCTTTGTCCGCAAGTTGCTCTGCATACTTGGTATTACCAATTAGATCTCCGCCATAAACAAAACCAGATTCCTGTGGACTAAATTCTTCACTCTGTGTTACAACATTTGCTTGATTAGATGTCTTTCTTTTTTCTGTTAATGCATTTGCAATACCCTGTGCTGTTGATTGATCACTTAATGCTTCTTGCAATTTTTTTGCGGCTTCACCATTTGAATTTTTAACTAAATCTTTAATTTGTGATTCAGTAAATTGTGCGGCACTTCCAAGGTCTCTTATAAATGCTTCTCCTTTTTTGATATCATCTTTTAATTTATTCAATTGGTCAAAAAAGTTTTGGCTACTACTTTCATCTGCTGATTCAGTTAATTTTTCTATACCTTCATCTTCTATAGTTTCCTTTTTATCTACAGGTGTAGGGTTTAATATACTTGCGGCGTTCAAACTTATATCACCAAGCAGTCCTCTGTCTGGCGGTTGTAATAACATGTAACCTTCATTATATGAGATATCACAATTTATAATCTGATCATTTCTGCCTGTAAATATGTACTCATATGCTTTTCTGATTTTCATCTGATTTATTCTTTCAGTTACTTCGCCTTTTTCTAAATTATTATTTTTATCACTTTCCCAGGGAAATATAGCAATATCTGTTTTGGGAGATTCAAAACTTGTTGGTATCAGATACGCAGTTTTAAAATATTGCTTATCTTTTTCTAAATACTCACCATACTCTATACTGCCTTCAAATTTATACCATAAAACTTGCTTAGTTGCGTCAACTTCTTCGTTTTTGGGATCTTCTATATCAGCAGTTCTAGATGCTTTTTGCATGAATTCTTTATTCATAGATAAAAGTATTCCTAATACTTTATCCATAGTGATACCTTCTTTTAAATCTATACTAATTTTATTTGTTTTTGCATCTTTAGAAACTGATGTGGATTTATCTCTTGATTCTTCAGAGGCCTCTTTTGCTTCTGCAGTATTTTCCGCGTCTACAACTTCCTCTTTAATTACGGCATTCAGTTGTTCTGTATTTTCAATATCTAAACTTTGATCTTTTATGTGTTTCAATCCTTCCACATAATAATCATCACTTTGCCCTGTCACAACTTCTACTTGTCTTTTAGCAGTACTACCACGAATTTTTTTCCATTCCTTATTTGTTTCGTCTACTTTTCCCTTTTGCTCTAAGCCAAAATTTATTCTCTGTGGTAGTTTTTGCTTTTGGTTATAGTCATTTGTTTGCTTTTGTAAATCTTGAAGCATTTGACCTATAGTACGACCTGTTATTGTATAAAATTTCCTTGTTCTGAAAAATGCATCGGCAGTATATAGAGTATCCTTAACAGCAGTTTCAAATTCGTAAGTGGAGCCACCAACATCAATGTTCATACTAAAGTTTCTTATCATTAATTGATATACAAAAGGTCCTGCCACATTCGACATTATTTCACCACCAGCATTATCAGTGTCCCATAAATCTGGATTTAAATCTGATTCTTTCCTGCCACGGAAACTTAATTCTAAAAACAAGGGTACATCACCACCGTCTGGTGGTGCACCTAAATACTGTCTTGCTTTTACTATTTGATCTGGAAAATCTGCGGCATTAGGTTGCGTAATTGTAAAATTTACTGTGGTGCTTTGGCTACTTCCACCACCACCTGGAATTGTAGCAATCTCTAAACCGTCTATTCCTACTTCTGTAACACCTGTTTCTGCTAGTACTACTGTTTGTGTTGGATCAGGATGAGAATCCACTCTGTTGTTTAAGTATCCTGTGCCAGTTGTTCTGATACTTCCTTTTTCCCCTTGGTCTTTTCTTGCATCTTCTGAGCTAGATGTTTCAGTATCTTGTGTTGGAGTATCTTCTGACCCTGCACTAGCATTTTTTGAGCCTGGTCCTATCATGTAAAGTTTTAAATGGTAGGTAGGCAAGTCAACAGTATCTAAAACATTACCTAAAATGTCTCCCACATATTCATTTGTAATTTTAGGAACCTTCTTTTCTGCTGGAGTAGAACTAGCACCCTGTGATTCATTTAGAGCCTTTTTTTGTTCCTCGGTTGCTATTGGATGATTACTGTAATCTCTTGGTGCATCAGGATCTGCCATTTTATCCTCCTGCTACAAGTTTTACTGATTCCATAGATGGTAATTTTATTATTGTTCCTGCTTTAAAATCTCTTATAGGGTCTACAAGTATGTCTGGATTTCTTAATGCAAATACCCACCATAGCTCAGTAGTACCATAAACTTTATATGCTAGTATGTCAGGTCTGCCATCTACATCTGCTTTAATTTTATAATCTTCATCATACAATCCCTTAGGCATTTTGGGAAGATTATTTACATCCAGAAATACATCCATTGCACCTGCGTTTCTTAAGAAACTATTTGAACCGTGAAATTTTGCCATTAAATAAATCCATCCTGATATGCTGACCCGTTTGTTAAGCCAGTAATATCAAATCTTTTTCTTAATTTGTGTGGTGTGTAACTTACGGATAAGTTAATCGTAACCAGTGCCGCCGTAGGCACATAAGTGACTGTGTCTTTACTGCCCATTTTATAATGTACAGGCACATAGTCTACATCTTCTCCATACTGTATGGAGTAATCTTTTACAATTACAGGAACTTTATTAAATCCATGCTCTCCTAAATATTCAAATAACAGAACTGGCGGTGGTGTTCCTGCAACACCTTGTGCAACCGCACTATCGCCTGAAAAACTTTTTGTAATTACTTTACAAAAATGAAATACTGCTAACATGTATCTTGCTTCGTAAATGTCATTACATGTAAATTCTGAAGCAATAGGTAGTTCAGGTGGTCTGCTATTCTCATAAGCAAAGAACGGATAGTTCATTCCCTGTAAATGGTGTTCCTGATAATTTGCACTTGATGATACAAATATCTGTGGAGTATATTGCCATACAAGTCCGCCTGAATCTATTATTGGTTGCAATATGTTTGTTTCTGGTACTGAACCTTCTTTAGCATAAGCCTGCCCATAAACATAATCCTCACCACCTCTTTTAGGTCTTAGTCTTGCTCTCCAATCGTAATTTCTTTGTACAGAGTGAGGAGTTTCTGGTTCAAGCGACCCAAACTGATCTGTTTGTTGCTGTAATTGTTGCCTTAATTGTAATTCACTTAACATCCTAGCACCAAAAAGTAAATTTTGATCTGGATTTCTAGGAGGATTTCGTAATCCAGGTATAAAATCTCCCAAAGGAGAAGCACCTAACAGATTACCTGCTAACCTTCTAGCATGTGGATTTTTGATACCGCCAATTGCTTTATTGGCCTTGTTACCCAAATATCCACTTATAATGTTTTTCAAAAAAGCCATTCTAACTCCTAATAGTTCTATTTATCAGTTTTATTAAAGCATGTTATAATTATTCCTATAAAGTTTTCCAGTTTTTGCTAGATCTGGTAAATATTAATTGACAATACACAGGTAATGTGTATAATAACACAATATAAATGAACGATAATTTTGAGGAGAGTTATTAATGGCACAGCCTAAAAAAGTAAACTATCTTAATAACAAAGATATTCTAAAAGAAATCCATAAAAGCAAAATGACGTACTGCTGGTTAGCAGATGAAAAATATGGTGCATTTGATATCATATTAGAAGACGTTAAAAAAGTCAATAGAATCAGTATTAAAGCCGCAAGAGAAAATAAAGCCGCAAAAATGCAATATGATGCATATCAGGCCGCAATGGCAGAACATGATCCTAAAGATTACAGAAATAAACCCAAGCAGAAAGAGTTTGCTGTAGATCCTAAAAGCATAGCAAAAGAAGATTTAGTTTTTCGTGTTATGACTATGGAACATATTCCATTAGAACCAGGAAGAAAAAAGAATCCTAGGAATGAAGCAGAAACAAAAGCAAAGGTAAATTTTCCTCCTTTTAAACATTACGCATACGTTGGTGATGAGTTAAAGGAAGTAGCAAGAAGTCATTGGGAAGGAGGATTAAGTAATGGACACTTTAATCCTGAACATGGAAAAATCACAAATAAACTTGGCACTATGTTTTTAAAATTAGTGGAAAGGTATAGTCACAGAGGTAACTGGAGAGGATATACTTATGTAGATGAAATGCGTGGACAAGCATTACTACAATTAAGTTATATTGGACTACAGTTTAATGAGCAAAAATCAGATAACCCTTTTGCTTATTATACAGCCGCCGTTAATAACAGTTTCACAAGAGTACTTAACTTGGAAAAAAGGAACCAAATGATAAGAGATGATATTCTTATTGAGCAAGGGCATTTACCAAGTTATGGAAGACAAATTCAACATGAAAATGAACTGCGTGAATTAAGAGAAGCCGCAGAACAAAGTCAAACAACTGATATTAACGATTAATTTTTATGAGCCAACTGTTTAAAACAGCGGCTTGTTTTACTGACATACACTACGGATTAAAGCAAAACAGCCGTTTACATTTACAAGATTGCCACAGGTATATAGACTGGTTTATTGCAGAAGCAAAAGCCAGAAATGCAGAAACCTGTATATTTCTTGGTGACTGGAATCATCACAGAGCAAGTATTAGTGTAGCAACTATGAATGCCTCTATTGTGGACTTTAAAAAATTAAATGATGCATTTGAAACTGTTTATTTTATAACAGGTAATCATGATTTATATTATAAAGACAAAAGAGAACTTAATAGCATAGAGTATGCCAGAGACTTGTCTAATTTTGTAATGGTTGATGAGCATTTTTTACAAGATGATGTAGCAATTATTCCTTGGCTTGTTGGTGATGAATTTAAACAAGTACAAAAAATGGAATGCAAATACATGTTTGGACATTTTGAGTTACCATACTTTAAAATGAATGCTATGGTAGAAATGCCAGACCATGGTGGTATTAACGATAAAATGTTAAGTGGTCCAGAGTATGTGTTTAGTGGACATTTTCATAAAAGACAGTTTAAAAATAATATACATTATATAGGTAATGCTTTCCCACACAATTACGCAGACGTAGATGATAATGAAAGAGGTGCCATGTTCTTAACATGGGGAGAAGAGCCTCTGTATGTTAATTGGGAACAATGTCCAAAATACAAAGTCTTTACACTAAAACAATTATTAGATGATCATCAAAATTTATTGGACGAGTACACTTATGCAAGAGTAAAATTAGATGTCAGTATCAGTTACGAAGAGGCAAGTTTTATTAGAGAAAAATTTGCAGAGCAATACAATGTAAGAGAACTTCAACTTATTCCAATAAAAGAGGAAGAAGAATTTGAAGGCGGTGAGATACAATTTGAAAGTGTAGATCAAATTGTACTTGCACAATTAGACACAATAGAAAGTCAAACAGTTGACAAAAATAAATTAGTTGACATTTATAATAGTTTAGAAATATAATGCTAAAAATTAAAAACGTATCAGCAAAAAACTTTATGAGTGTTGGGAACAACACACAGGCAGTAAACTTTGATAATTGCCAACTCACTCTTGTGTTAGGACACAATTTAGACATGGGAGGAGATGGTAGCAGAAATGGTACAGGTAAAACTACTATAATAAATGCACTCAGTTATGCTCTTTATGGAGATGCCTTAACTAATATCAGAAAAGATAATCTTATAAACAAAACAAATGGTAAAGGTATGATTACTACTGTGGAGTTTGAGATAAAAGGCAAAGAGTATAGAATAGAAAGAGGCAGACGTCCTAATATTTTAAAACTATATGTGGACGGAGAAGATGCAATAGATCAAGAACAGCAAGGCGATAGCAGAGAAACACAAAAAGAAATAGAAAAAATAATTGGCTTTCCGCACAATATGTTTAAGCATTTGATTGCACTTAATACATATACTGAACCTTTCCTTGCAATGAAAAACAACGATCAAAAGGATATGATTGAGCAGTTGTTGGGTATTACAGAACTTTCGCAAAAAGCAGAAATACTTAAGGAAAGACAAAAGGTTACTAGAGATGCTATTAAAGAGGAAGAAATAACAATAAATGCTATAGATACCAGTAACCAACGTATAGAAAAAAACATTAAAGAGATAGAAAGCCGTAGTAGAGCATGGGAAAGTAATAAAGAAGCCAAACTAAATGAACTAGGTACTGCAATAGTGGAAATGGAAAAAATTGATATCAATCAAGAATTAGATAACCATAAGGTATTGGCAGTAATAAAAGAACAGGTTGCACAAAAGAGCAGTTTAGAAGCAGACCAAAAACGTCTTACAAATAGTGCAAATCGCAGTAAATCAAAATTAGAAGAATTACAAAGTAATTTAGTAAGTGCAAAAGCAGGTGTTTGCCCAGCATGTGAGCAACCTACTGCTCATTTAGATACACACGAAAAATATACTGCAGATTTAGAGGACGACATTGTAACAGAAAAAGAATATTATGATGATCTTGAATTACAATTATTAGAAACGTGTGGTGCTATCGATGAATTAGGAGAAATACCAGAAACTCCTCATACAGAATATAGCAGAATGGAAGATGCTTTACAGCATAAACATAATTTAGACACTATGCATAATCAACTGCAAGAAAAAGCAGAAGAGGAAAATCCTTATATAGAACAAATAGAAGGTCTTAAAACTACAGGTTTACAGGAAATTAGTTTTGATACAATGAATGAATTAACACATTTACAAGAGCATCAGGACTTTTTATATAAGTTGCTTACAAGCAAAGACAGTTTTATCAGAAAGAAAATTATTGATCAAAATATTGCATATCTTAATCACAGACTTAGTTATTATTTAGAAAAACTTGGCCTGCCCCATGACGTTAAATTTAGTAACGACTTAGGTGTAGAGATTACTGAATATGGCAGAGATTTAGACTTTGATAATTTAAGCCGAGGAGAACGTAACAGACTTATACTTGGTTTAAGTTGGAGTTTCAGAGACATATATGAAAGTCTAAACAGACCAATGAACCTAATGTGTATTGATGAACTTGTAGACAGTGGCATGGACAGTATGGGTGTGGAAAATGCACTTGCAGTACTGAAAAAAATGCATCGTGAACAGGGTAAAAACATCATGTTGATATCGCACAAAGAAGAACTAATAGGTCGTGTAAACAATGTATTAACCGTTGTAAAAGAAGGCGGATTTACAAGTTATAACACAGATACTGAATATGTTGGTTGATGTCAATTTAGGTGAAAATGCAGAATACACCTTAACTTATAAACTATTTGATAACCGTGTTGCTAAAACAATATGGCAACGTCTTAACAAACATAATTTTCCAGTATTAAGTAATAGTAGTTGCTACGGTTTTGGCGAAACTGTACAAGATGTAAATCAAGTTTTAGAAAATACCATTCAGGAACTCAAAAATTTAAAGCCTGATATAGATTTAACTTCCAGAGATTTAAATTATTTGCACGATGTTTTTGCAAGTATGCATTATAAACTGATGGAAGAAAAATACCCCAGCCAGAAACTTTATGATGTTTTAGTAAAGTTAAATGACACAATACACCACTTAGAAGATTTAAGCAGAAGTAATAAACCCAAAATTGTTATACTTACAGATGATCCTGGTGAGGAACTTTTAGATGAGGATTATGATTTGTTTACTCCAGATATGAAAAAGGATTGGTTATACATGGGCTACCCTCATGTGGGGAAACACATAATGGCTATCTTTAATGATGGTGATATAGATATTCCAAAAGATCAAATTCAGCCTACACACCTTATAAAATCTTTTTTATTATGCTGGTTAGATGAAGATTTGTTTGCTGGAAAAAAATATATGCTAAACTTGAACAGGTTCCTAGCAAAAATACATAGCAAACTGCCTTACTCTTTAGGAGATAAAAGACTGGCTATAGGAAAGATACCGTTAGGTAAACTAACACATGAACCAGATTTATCGGAAATAAAGAAATATCGCTTCATACATTCTATTAAAGCATATTAATTAGGTCCTTCGGACCTTTTAAGTCTTCGCCAATTCGTTTCGTTTCACTCAACTCATTTACTCGACTTAAATTTACTCCGTTATCATGTATGGAGGAGTCATAATTCTCCTATACAGGAGAATATGTCATCATGTGATGTTGTCGCCATCTTAAACTCGGGTGCTATTAGGAACCAGTGAGCCTTTTGTCCCCATACACTACCGTCTCGAATCTCACGGAAATCATATAACCTAGTTAAGTTTAGTTATATAACTTGTAGGTTGCTTTTTCTCAGAGCCTACATACTTTTAATACTGTTTGTCGTGTGTTTGTATCTTTACCGCTATACATCTCCAGATCTCGCACCGTGTTTAACGGATTGTCAAGGAGCCAGAATTTATTTGCCTCTGTTGGGGCCGGTGTATAGTCCTATGTGTGTGCCTTAATGATGTGCCTTGTTGTGCCTTGATGTGTGCCTAGCAATCCTACTTATAAGGTCTTTAATGCCTCTTTAAGGATTTTCGAACCACCTACACGAACATTAATTATTCCATTGTAATAATCGTCTGTTTCAAGTACTCGCCTTTCGAATTGCTCTCTGGCTTCTAAATAACTTGCTACTCCTCTACTAGGGCAATAGTAAAGTATTTCTCTACGGAATTTATCCTCGCCTAGTTCTAGTACGTCTGCATTTAAATGATCACTGCTACCCCAATAGGTACGCCAGTCACTTTCTTTTTTACCACGTCTTTTGTTTTTTCTGCCTTTAAGTGGTGGTTTAGTAGTTTTAAATTTTGCTAACTTTTTACCCACATACTTTTTATCGTTTGTGAGATTGGTAATCAAATACACAAATGCTTCACAATCGTCTGGAAGTTCTGTAATTAAATTATCTTTATAATACCAACTCATTATAGGTCTTCAGTGCCTTGCTTTCCGTTTTTCTTTTTAATATAGTTGTTAAGAACTTTTACGAATCTGTTTCGCTCTTTGTTGCTCATTGCCCAAACTTCATTGTAAGATATTTTTCCTTCAGAGTAAACCACTATCTCAACAATTTGGTCATGTATGGCCTCTGAGTCTTTTCTTAACTTCTCTAGATACTGAACAATTTGTTCAGGTTCGGCCTTCCCTAGGAAGCCATGAAAAAATTTACAGGATCAAATGAAACTGCGGCTTCAAATTTGAGTGGATTATTTTTCTTTTGGCATGATTCCTTATCGCATTCGAATTCCATAGTTTTTTGTATTCCTATTTTGTTTATTTCAGCAACTGACTCTTCCACAGACTTACCTACTTCGCTATCACAGTTATCTAAAAACTCTTTAATGTGATCTCTGTTTGTAATTTTTACCTTTTCTTTTCCTTTTACAATAGTGACACTATGTACAGCATCTAAAATTAGTTGATAATTCATGTCTGCCATTTTCATAAAACTTTCATTGAAAACTTTCAATCTGTCTATATCATCTGGCAGTTCTGACATGGCTTGTAAACTTCTTGTACTCTGGAAACTGGCAATACCAGCCTTGATTGTATTTTCATACTTAAAAGGTTTCACTTCTATTTCTAAACCTTTGCTTGTTGTCACAGTATATGACTCTTCCAGTGTTACCATTGTTTCCAAGGCGCCTTCGGCACTAGCAATACCTGTAATTGCTTCATTACAACTTGGGCATTCTGCAGTGACTTCTATGTCATCTCCATTTGTTGCTCCTTGTATAGCAATTAAAAGTGCGTCAATATCATTACTGATCATTTGCCTTGGCTCTTTTACATTTGGTACACAACTTGAAACCAACTGACATACTGCTTCGCCATTTAACAATGCGTCTGGATTTTTCATTATTAGCTCGTCTTTAGCAGTCATAGGGAAAACAGGCAGTTCTCCTGAATCTGGATATTCTACTACATCCTTCTCGTAAAACATACCTCCTGTAGGCAGTTTTACATATAACTTTGGCGATCTAAAGTATTCGCTTAACGGATTTGGTGTATTTGACATCTATTAAAACTCCTGTTAATTATTCTGATAAATATAACAATAAGTGATATTATCGAATAGTATTTATCATCATTAAAACTAGTGTTTATAGGAAAACTGAATGGCAACAATATCTTTTACAGATGGTAGCGGAGAATTAAAGACCGTACCAACCTGGGCCACAGAAGCTCAGATGGAAAAGTTACTTACCGCTCTGGGCGCCAATGGAGACCAGAAAAAAGTTGCAGAAGTATCAGAAAAACTTGTAAACGAAATTAAAGACCTTAATCAGGCAGTTAAAGATCTAGGTGAAGAAATAGAGGATATGCCAGATGAGATAAACGATACATTTGATACTATGAACGACGAATTAGAGTCGGTGGGTTTAAGTTTTAGAAGTATAATAGGCGGCCTTGGTGATGCTGTTGGAGGCTTTGTAGATTTCCTAGTAGGTAGTGCTATTGCAATTTTAGGTACAGCAATTACGGCCGTTACTGCAAAGGTTGTACAATTAGGTAATAGTTTTAATGAACTCAGCCAATCTGGTCTAGCATTAGAAGGTTCTACTGCAATGAATATTGCCAGAATGAACGAGCTGGGACTGAGCACATCAGACGCCACTAAAACTATGTTGGAAAACTCCCTAGTGTTTAGGTCAATGGGCTCTACAGTAGTACCTGAAGTAATAGAAACTTTTTTAAATTTAACTGATCAGGGTGGAGACTTAGGTCTTGCATTAGGTGATTCCATAGATTTAATCATGCAAGAATTCAGCATGAGAGCAAATTTAGTAAACCTTGGTAGACTAGATGCAACTCAACGAGGTCAGGCAATTAAACGAATTGCAGAAGTAAATAAAAATCAATTAGACTACAGTAAAGCATTGGGTGTTAGTACTGATG